ATACATAGCATTTTAGAAAATGCAAGGGGGAGGGGGCTTGTGTATATACGTTGTGTATACGTGTTGCTATTTTGGTATGTGAAGTAAATATATATGTAGTCTATTGTGTAAAACACAGCGCAGCGGGGGGAGGGGAGACTCATAGCCATTTGGGGGGTGCCCCACCGGTGGGGTCGCGCTAGGCTGAAAAACCTCAAGTAGTACTTGATGTTAGATAATAGTTGACATTCGCCAAGTAATATGAGACTATTTGTTTGCAGTACTTTTATTAATTAACCTTGGAGTTTATATCATGACAACAAAGTCAAAAGCAGCAAAACCTGCAGTAGTTAATAACATTGTCGCAAAGCCAGAGCATATCGCACTTGCCAAAAAAGCAGGTAACAGCGCGCTGGTATCGCAGAACATGCGCGATGCAGTGAATGAAGCTTGCAAGGCCTTGCACGCGGCAAAAGTAAAGGTAGGCCAAGCCAGAGTATGCGAAGTAGCGAAGGCCTTTCTGGCAGCGCGATTCGCAGGTAAGAAAGCCAGTCCGGCAGTTAAAGCGCAGATATTATCCTGCTTTCGCAAAGCAGTCGAAAGCGGCACGCCATACAACGAAAATGCGAGCAAAGCAAAAGCGGCAGCAAAGAAAGCAGCCACAAAGCAGGATGCGCCAAAAGATAGCGATGCAGTCGAAGCAAAACCTGCCGCTCCAGTAGTAGTAACAAAACCTGCCGCTCCAGTAGTAGTAACAAAACCTGCCAAGGACGACGAGACAACTATTATCTTGGCGCTGCCGCGCAAATCAAATGCGAAGCAAGCTTCAAAGCAAATGCGCGCATTCGTAGAAAAAATGCGTCAGTCCGAATCACTCGCGCCACTGGCTGCTTATATCGTTGACGTGCTTGACGAATTCGACGGCACTGCCGAACAATTCTAATCCGCACCACATCAAGCCCCGCTTCGGCGGGGTTTTTTTTCGCCCACGTCGTGGGAACTGGTGTCTGTAGTACGAGGGCGGGCGGGAAGGCTACGAAGTAGCCCAGCAACTGCACGTAGTGTGAGAGAGTGAGAGAGACGGGGCGGCGGCGAGGCAGGGCAGAAACTGGTGTCGCGTGGTGGGAGAGGCAAACCTCAAGTACTACTTGATGTTTCAGTTGTCATTGTCGCAATTGTTCCATTTGTTCCGTCAAACCCCCCATTTGTTCCGTCCAACGGAACATTATAAATTGGCAACTTTTAGCTTGTAACTCCTTGATTATATTAGATTATATTTATTTATATTTATATGATTATGTATTGTTCCGTTTGTTCCGTCAAAATGGGTAATCAGGAATATTTTTCTTTTTTCGGGCACACGTGTAAACGCGTTTTTTCTATGTGCCGGATCGCTTAGCCCTTTTCGCAAACACCCCTCAAATCACTGAACACGGAACAAAGGGCAAAACTACCCTCAAAACCCGCGCCATTCCTCGCTTTTCCGCATTTCACGCCCACAGAACAATACCGGAACAATAGGAACAATTGCCTAATACACAACAAGGGTACTTGACAAACGGAAAGAACTATGCCATAATGCAGTCTGTTGTTGAGAAATCGTAGCAAAACAAACATCAAGTACTACTTTAACTTTAGGGGTGTGACATGAAACGTGAATTCCGCAATGCATATAACGCACTACAAAAAATGGGTGTGCCGGTCTACGTACGTGATGACATGGACGGTCGATTCCAGATCAGTGCAGAGGAACCAGAGTCTTACAAGTGGGCGAACTCATATGAGTATCCATCTAATTGGGATTTCGGTGTTAACCCGAAAATTGACGAAGTGTTAAGCAAATACAATTTGCATAGTGAGTGGATCAATGCAGGTGAACTAGGCGTGTATCGCAACTAAACCAACGGCGGGGCAACCCGCCAAACATCAAGTACTACTTTAACTTGGAGAACAGCATGACAACTAAAACATCAAGCGCAACAAAAAAATACCCGACATTCCACATTAGCGTGATGACGGGCAAACTAGACGGGCTACATGCCATAAGCACGAACACACGCACCAATGACTATTGCATAAAGCAAAACGAGTCGGGCGATGCCACAAACATATGCACCAAGTGCTACTCGCACACAATGCTAAAAAGCTATCGTAAGAACATGCAACCCGCATTGCAGCGTAACAGTGACGCGTTATCAGGTTATATACATGCATTCACCGATTTACCAAAAATCAACGATCTATATTTCAGGTTCGATGCGCATGGCGAGTTGATCAACGATATTCATTTTATTAACCTTATCAGTATTGCAATGGCAAACCCTAGCACTTCGTTTGCTCTGTGGACTAAGCGCACCGATATCGTCAACAAAGTACTTGCCACTGGATCAGGCTACATCAAGCCCGACAACCTGATACTTATTTACAGTAACCCAAAAATCGGACGCATACTGGGTAAACGTCCTAAGCACTTCGACCGTACATTCAACAACGTATTGCAGCATGAGTACACCGAGCAACAAAACTGCACTGGGCAGAAATGCATGGACTGTTTGCTGTGCTACAAGCCGGTCAGCGTCAACGGCGTGGATACCATCGTCGAGATGGTCAAGAAGTATTAACAATAACGGGCGGGGAAACCCGCCTAACAAAACCTAAAGTACTACTTTAACTTGGAGAATCGTATGAGAACAATTACAGGGCAGGATGTGGATCGTTTGGGTGTGCTGTTGGCACAGATCAGTGACTTAACTAAACAAGCAAACGACATCAAGAAAGATATCAAAGAGTCAACTATCCGCGAGCTAGAGGGCGCGCTATTTCGGGTGGTCGTGGTCGAGCAAGAACGCACAACCTATGACGTGGACATACTAAAAGCGGCGGCTCCCGACAACATACTAGAGCTTGCCAAAAGAGAATCGTTTTGTGTATCAGTGAAGGTAACAGCGCGAGGTGTCCAATGAGCATGAGATCAATCGAGGCAATGCATAACCTAGACGCTAACGTATTGGAGGAACTTATGAGTGCAGTAATTGACATCCCAACAATCAGGATCACGCCGATTGACAACCTGAACGGGAGCTATCGCACAGGTGGGTTAAAGGACATAACGAAACGCCAGATCATGGAAGTGCTAGGGTTCGCGCCCAACGTGGATGATGACGAACTAAAAGTTGTTAATAGTTGGGCATTCAATGTGAATGGGCGTGAGGTGTGCGCTATATGGGATTACAAGGGTAGTCATTTATATAACCGTTGGTCATGCTATGACCCAGCAGGTGTGCTACCTGCACTGTTTGATGCAGCCAACATTGACGATGGAGGGTGGTGAGATGAGCGATACATATAAAAGCCGTTTCCAAGAGGCGTTTGTAAGCGCAGTGGTAAGTCTAGGTGGTATACCCGAAGAAGCAGTGATTGCGTTTATGAATCCAGATGAGGACGGGGACGATGGATTTTGCAAAGGCAAGTATGGGGAGTATTACACAACCCTTGCGGATTGTTACAACGTATGGCGCGAGGCTATCCAGTTTGAGCGGGATAGATGTTATTTAGTTTGCGAAAACATTGGAACCGAAGGCGATGGGCAGAATTGCGCAGATGCAATAGCGAAACAACAAATGGAGATGGAGCCATGAAAACATATGAAGCGGACTTCGCCAAGGAACTTGGCAACCTAGCACAGTGCGACTACTGCAAACTTGTTATTGATTGGGATGATGTGCCTGTGGTTAACGATAACCCTTGGTGTTCTGATGGGACAGTGACGTGCTGCCCTGAGTGCAACCAAGGTGAGAGCTTTACTAACTATAAGGGGGTGTGAGATGGAACAATTACCAGATGAGATAACTATTTCTTGGCACTTCACAGATGTGCAGGAGGTTGACGACACATTAACGAATGATGAGGCGCGGAAGGTATTGCAGTTGATGAAGGATGGACATGACGCAAACATTGGTATCAATTGGGAAACCATCGGTGCATGGATCGATTACTTTAAATCTATATAGGGGGCGTGATGAACAACGACAACATTTTTATAGTAGCAACAACGATAGTCGCATGCGTCATGGTGGGGTGGGCAATCGATGTAGACGGGCGTTACTTGCAACAGGCAATGCTTGTTGTGGCGGGTGCGATGGTGGGTATTTTATTAAATGAGGGGGATTGACACTGTATAAGTCTTATCCTATAATATGTTCTGGTGTGGCGTTTGAGCCACACTTTGCAGAGTAACTATAAACCTAAAGTAGTACTTGATCTTAAACTTGGAGAACAATCATGGCACAAGTCAGCACAGCAAGACGCGTCTCATTAGACGAGCTAGTAACAGCAGTATCAGCAGTGGGTCACAAGCGCACCATCATTGCGAGGGGCGAGCCTGGCATCGGTAAGTCGTGGTCTATTAAGGCACTGGCTTCAAAGTTTCCTAAGCACAAGGCCATCATCGTGGATTGTACGCGCATGCTAGATCAGGGTGACTTCTGGGCTACGTATCTGGAAGACAAGCCCAACGGCGAGAAGGTAGCGCGTCAAGCGATCCTAGATATGTTCGACTTCGATGTGTCCGAGCCGTTGCTACTGCAATTAGATGAGATCGGTAAGGCTACCAAGGCGGCGTTGAATGTATTGCTAACCGTAATCTTTGACCGCCGCATGGGTAACCGCTACCTGCACCCTGACTCTATTGTGTACGCAACAACTAACCTGACATCGGATGGCGTGGGTGACTTTATACCTGCACATGCACGTAGTCGTGCGGTGTACCTCGAGATTCAGAAACCCCCAACCGGCATCAATCCGGTGACAGGCGAGGTAGAGAAGGGTTCATTCGGTGAGTTTATGTTGAAGAACAACTTCGATGCAGCGTTGATTGCATGGGTGGCGCGTAACCCGCAGTGTATGGACAGTTATCGTGACTGCCCGAACGACAAGGACTGGAACAACCCGTATGCGTATCACCCAACCAAGGGCGCGGAGTCGTATGTTTGCCCACGTAGTGTGCATGCCTGTGATGACGTATTGAAAGAGCGTGATGTGCTGGGTAGCAAGTTAACTATGAGCTTGTTGTCAGGTGCGGCGGGTGAATCGTTTGCTCGAGACTTCTCTGCATTCTTAATGATCAAGGATAAGTTGCCGTCCGTTGCAGCGGTCATTAGTAGTCCAGATAGTGCGGATATGCCCGTTGAAGGTGACGCTGTGGCGTATTGCGTGATGGTGCAGCAGTTGGTGCAGCACTTGAACAAGGACACTATTGAGCCGTTCGTTAAGTATGTGAAGCGTATGGGCAATGAGTGGCAAGCAATGTTCGGGCGTAGTGTTATCGCAGCCGATGATGTTAAGCGTGACGTGGGCGTGAAGTCTGAGTCATTCCGCAAGTGGGCAATGGACAATCAGTGGATGTTCTAAGGGGGATATATGGACAACAGATTTTCAGCAGCGCAAAAGCTAACACGCGCAACAGTATGGTTGATGGGGGACGCACGTGCCTGTGCCCTCTCTGGGATCATGGCGATGGGTAAGATTGAGATAACCGACAGGGTTCCCACTGCTGCAACCAACGGGCGTGACGAGTTCTATAACGGTGAGTTCATTGCATCATTGCCTGAGCCAGAGGTGCGGTTCCTTAAGTTGCATGAGGTGTTTCATAAGGCTAAGCGTGACATGGTCGTATGGAAACATCTCTGGGAGAAGAATCCCAAGCTTGCCAACATGGCGGCTGACTACGTGGATAACCTGATGATCACTGAGTTGGGGTTCACTGATAGTGAAGTCAAGATGCCTGAGTGTGGGCTATTGGATAGACGTTTCAGAGGGATGAGCACAGGCGAGGTGTTCGCCATACTTGAACAGGAGAACAAAGATGAACCGAAACATGGTTATGGACAAGCAGGGCAGGGCGCGGACGGCGCGGGTACTGGACAGGAAAGCCTCGATCACCATGATTGGGAAGGTGCGAGCACCCTTTCGGACGAGGAACAAGGACAGCTCGCAGAGGAGATCGATCAAGCGTTAAGGCAGGGCAAGATGTATGCAGAACGTCTTGGGGGTAAGTTACCTCAAGCGTTTGAAGAGATGCTTGCACCCGTAGTCAACTGGAAGGATGAGTTGCAGGATCATGTGACTTCGTTGTGCAGTGGGTCAGATACACCGTCATTCCGTAAGCGCAACCGCCGCCGCATGGAGTCGGACATTATCTACCCAAGCATGATCACTGAGCGGTTAGGTAGGTTGGTTGTAGGTATAGACACATCAGGTTCTATATTCGGTAGCGATGTGTTGTCAAGCTTTATGGCGGCACTGCATAACTTGTGTGAGGTTGTGCGTCCAGAGGTCGTGGACGTCCTGTACTGGGACTGCGAGGTAGCTGGGCATGAGGTGTATGACGAGAACTCATACGCAGGGTTGTTGACCTTGGCTCACCCAGAGGGTGGCGGTGGGACTGACCCGCAGTGTGTAGTGAACTACATGCAGAAGAAACACATACGCCCTGATGCTGTTGTGATGTTGACTGATGGTGAGGTGGCTTCATGGGGTAAGGGTTGGACTGCACCTACCCTGTGGTGCATCACTGACAAGCGCATCAAGTCGGACGTAGGTCGGTCAGTACACATTGAAGTCTAAACAAAACCTAAAGTACTACTTTAACTTGGAGAAACAAAATGGCTATTCAGAATTCAGCAATACTTGTTGACTTAAACATCAGCACATGGACTGCACGTAAGCTAGACAAGAACGTATCGAGCGAGATCGATGTCGCTAAGGGTACGAAGGCTAAGGGCGGCAACTACCACAAACATCTATTGGCAGGTAGCGACAAGCTTGATGCAGTACAGAAGATCGTGTCGGCTGCGCGTGTGTGGCACTACGAGCAGACGTTGCCTTGGTCAGATGGTGGCTCACGCCTGTTACCTATGAAGAACTTCTTCGACTACAAGAAGACGCTGTCCACATTCGAGCAGCACTACTGGACGGCGGTCGATGAGCTTGAGAAGGAATACCCTACGTTGGTGACTGCTGCTGCGTTTCAGTTGGGTGCATTGTTCAATCGCAATGACTATCCAGATGTGGGTACGATCAAGGGTAAGTTCCGTTTCAACTATGTGTTCATGCCTGTACCAACGGCGGGTGACTTTCGTATACAAGCAACGGACGAGGCTCTCGCCGAACTGCAAGCGCAAGCTGATACGCATGTGAACAATCGTTTGAATGACGCGATGAAAGATATATGGACACGTCTGCATGAGTGCCTGACTCACATGTCAACTAAGTTAGCTGACTTACCTACACCTCGCGTATTGAAGGATGGCACAGAGATGTATGCACAAGTGTTTCGTGATTCGTTGGTGAACAATGCTATCGAGTTGTGCGGGTTGTTGACTAAGCTTAACGTAACGGATGACCCAAGCTTGGAGCAAGCTAGACGCAAACTGGAGGGCGCTATGTTCGGCGTTACTGCGGATGACCTGCGCGAAGATGACCACGTGCGCTCTACGCTCAAGTCGGAAGTAGACAGCATACTTAAAACGTTCTCATTTTAATATGTGGAAAAAAATTACTTTACTTGGAGCACCTATGAATATCGAACAAGTACACCCAACACTACGCCCTTTAGTTAATGCGTTCCTGTTGAAGAGCAAGTACCCATTTGAACTGCAGCCGATAGGACGTTATGTTGAGTACTGCCCTCCTGATGGTAGCCCCGCAGAAATGTACCACTTAGGTATTAAGTTTTTTGACCCTAACTTTTTAGATGAGGAGGCTGGTTGGATAACTCTCAAATGCGGTAAAGATGGGCGCGATGTGTTCGGCGTAAAGGGTAGAGAAGAAGTATCCCCACGCCGTAAGAACTATAACGACAAGTTTAGTAAGGAGACTAAGCATGGGGCAAACGCGCTGAAGTTAATGTTGAAGATGGTCAAGCCTTATTCTATTGCGGAGATTGCAGGGCGTAAGGCTAAAGCTGTACACCAACATCTTCGTGAGTGGCAACATGAACTTCACGATAAAGTAACGGAGCCAATGCGTGAGCTTGGGCATGCCCACAGGGCGGTGATTGCAGAGATGCAAAACTTGAAAGCACAGGGTGTGCAGTTAATTACAGCGGAGTTTAGAAAAGTTATGGAGCAATCACTTACTTACAACGAAGAGCATCAGTACCGCTATACCGCAAAAGTGAGTAAAGCTTTTGTTAGTTACAGGGGGGATGGTATTCACCTACATAACTCTGACTTATCACCGCATACACCGAACGGGGTGTATCCAAACTTCGATGCGTTGCCAGAAGATATACGAGGTAAGTTGGCATTCCTAAAGATGTTGAAGGATGGTGAGAGTATCCCCGAGGTAGGTGTACGCCTAGATGCCAATACTTTCTGGGTATTAAATATGCCAGCACGTGTTGCCGGAGGGAATGTATAATGAATATTGCTGATGGGGAAGAAGGCGATGCGTATTTTATTTCAGTGCGGGTAGAGAAGACCCTCAATGAGGGAAGCGTGTACACATATGGGGGAGCAGCGGAGTGGCTGTTCCGTCCCCCGTACTCAAGAGAATTAGCGGAGCAAGCGGTTAGAGAAAAGCTGGCGTTACTAGTACTCGCCCCAGTAGGTTTATCTGTTAAAGGTATAGGGCGTAAGTTGGGTTCGTCTCCAGAGGTGTACTACGTGCGCATGTTTGAAGAGGACTTAAAAAAGATAAAGGAGGAACGAGATGATTTGCGACTGCGGGGGTGAGACAAAGGTCATGCAGACCATGCCTGTCAAGGATGTTATTAAACGTAGGCGTAAGTGTATGGAGTGTAAGAAGTTGATACATACATTAGAGGTGCGAGCTACCTTAGATGATCTTGCAGAGGCTACACCGCCTCCACCTCCACCACCAAAACCTGTGGCACAACCTATGGCAAGGGTAGCAAAGATAGTTAACAAGAAGAGGGTAGACGCTAGGCGTAGCAATGAGGATCGCAAAGAAAGAGTGCCTAGTTATTTCATAGAGGAAGATGACGGCTACGCCGATTGGGGGGACTATGTTAAGAGACGGGAAGTTTATTAAAGAAGAGCCGCCAGAGATTGGTAAGCTTTTTATACCTGAGCACAAGTGGGAAAAGTTCACGCCAGAAGAAAGGTTTGTACAAGACCTCTTGTTGGATAACAGCAAAAACAAAACGTTCATCGCTAAATTATTTGACGCACTCGCACGTGCATAAACATCTTGGAGAATCATCATGCCTAACATAGCAGTCAGTCCATCAGACACGCTTAGCCCTAGAGAATTAAAGAAGCGGCGCGAAACAGCGATGGTTCCATTCACTGTATCAAAAGAAAAGTTTAGCAACTGGTTTCAGGAAACGGTCGAGCGCGACATTGATTGGACTAACCCGATGATCGGACATATGTTTCAGTCGTGGGTTGCAGGACATGGAGCAAAAGAATGGGTTACTGATGAAGAACTTGCGACAAGAGCAGCAAGACACGCAAAGGCATTAGCAACAAAAGCAAGAAACGAAGCATTGAAAGCAGCCGCAGAACTTAAAGGAGAAAGATAATGCTACCAAAAGAGTATAGGCAAATGATTTCTATCGCCGCTGAGTCAGGTGAGATAGGTAGGATAGATAACACTATTGAGTTGGTGAAACGATTAGCCCCACAATATTTTTTTAGGGTTGATAAAGATGGTAAGGATGATGACCCAGCATTGAAGCATCGGGTTTTCTACCATCGTCCGGATAGTCTTAGTTGGTCAGGTACTTACATAACCGATAAAAAAATTCCAAGGAATGACTATGAGTATTGAAACCTTCGACTACAAAATAATATTTGTTTGGATTAATGCCATATGGGCTAAGTCGTTAGCTGCGGTGCTGATGTTCTGGATCGGTATATGGATGGGTCAAGTGCAAACTGAAGGTAGGATGGTCGGCGACTGCAAATACGCGGGAGCTTTTCGTGTAGCGCATGAAGCGTTTGTTTGTCAGAGGCGTATATGAAAAAAATAACACTTACAAGAAACCAAGTAGAGTTAGCGGCTAAGTTTGGTTTAAGCGCAAAAGAATACGCTAGAGAATTGATGAATTTAAAAAAGTATAACCGGCGCGAAAAGAAATTAATTAATAATTGCGATGAGCGATTCCTTGCGTGGGTGTCTAAAGCATATTCTGAATTACCTGAAGGCCAAGACTTCCCCGCACCTGATGAATTCATGCTTGGGGTATGGCAAGCAGCATGGCGCAGCGCTTATTCTAGTGGGATTATGCAAGGGCAAAAACAAGGGCGCATGCAAATTGAACAGCAGAACAATAAAGGGCGTACCCCAATGCCTTACTACACGATGGAAGATTTATTCGTGGGCTGCACAACTGGGCGAGAGTTTGGCTTGAAGATAGAACGCTGGCATGGGATTTTTCCGGGATATGAGTTGTTGACGATGGAGCAACTAGAGGAGGAAGCAGATGAAAGCATTTCCGGGTAACAGATTTGAAGGCATGGATTTGCGTGATTACTTTGCGGCTAAGGCTATGCAGGTTCTTTTGGCTGAGAAAGATGACGCGGGTACAGTTTTATGGGAGCCAACAGGGGCGGCTGAATATTCTTACGAGGTAGCAGACGCAATGATGGAAGTACGAAAGGAGTCACCACAAAATGACACAAAGTGACATTATCCGCATGGCGCGTGAAGCTGGGTTTTTGCCTGATATGTTTGGTATTGGAATTTGGGACAGCAAAGAATTTAATGCATTTGCAGTCTTAGTCGCAGTAGCAGAGCGCGAAGCGTGTATCAAAGTACTGGAGGACTTCTCACAGACGCAAATGGTTCCTGTTGTAGATACATGGCGTATGGGTTTAATTGCGGGTGCTAATGCTATCCGCGTAAGGGGGCAGCGATGATTAAACTAACCTACGACATCATCTGCGACATCTGTAAAAGAAAATGTAAAACGGAATCATATGAATGCACAAGCTATCCAATCTTAGAGTTTCCACGACCAACAACGCAATATACGTTTAGTTTTGGATACCCAACAGAGATGTGCCATGACTGCGCAGCGCCATTACAAGCAGCAAGAAACGAAGTTATCCGCAACTTAAACAAAGCAGCCGAGAAGAATGGGGAGGAATTATGAACGAAATGGGAAAAGAAATATTGCAGCATATTTACGGCCTTGTAGTAATAGTTTGCTTTGTGTTTATGGCTAGTACCGCTGGGGTTTTGATAGCGAAGTATGTGAAATGGTTGTGGAGCGTTTTATGAGTGACTACGACATACATAGTTGCGGGTACTACTGCAATAGACCTGCTTGCATTGAAGCGCAGCGTAATGAGTTAAGAGATAAGTTACTTGCGGGGCAGACGGTAAAGACGTATTCAGGTGGCAAGCCGAACTACACGCAGCCTATAGAACCAGAACCAACTATTGATGGATGGCCTTTGTACTCAGGATTGCCGACAATAAAGCCACAAGATAAAACGTTTGAGGAGTTTGCGCAAAGCTTTGCACAGAGGCCGCAACCTGATGGAGTTGCGTTGACTCCAATCGAACATCCGCATCTTGGTAAGCCATCAGAGTACAAACTATCTAAAGAATCCTTGGAAACAGTTGTGCTTGAAAAAGAATGGGTAGGGCTGACAGATGATGAAATTTTAGAGGAGTATAGGCAGTCGTATGGTGATGATGGGGACTTGACTGACGTTTATTTTGCTCACGCCATCGAAGCCAAGTTGAAAGAAAAGAATGCCTAAGAAGAAGATTGACTTCGATTGGGAAGCGGTCATCAATGGCAACAGGATTGGTGTGCACCAAGTAATTGAAAGTATTAAGAAGGGCGAGGTGGACGAACAGGAGTTAGAGAAGCTACAGAACTTCGTTCAGTTTGCTTTAGCGTTGATGCAACTATCTGGCCCGACTAAGTGGGCACAGGCAAAACTAAATGCAGAATTGATGAACTATTTAACAATCCCCACGTCCGAAAGGAGTATACAAACTTCGGACAGCCAAGCAGCAGAATCCTCACAACCGTAAGGAGAAGAATGATGGATAAAGAACAGTTAAAGCAAATACTATATAGCTGTCGGAACGTGATCCGAACTGAGCATGGATGCATTATTGAGAACGACATCATTAAGATTAAAGATTTGGAAACGTTTGATGTGGATGTCATGGTATCTATGCTTGACTCATTAATGACCCGCAAAATGGTTAAGTGCGTCATAAACGATACAAAAGTTTTTGCGGATGTGGTTACCGGAACGCTGTACAACATCAAGACAGGCAAGTGCAACTCACCACACGTTTGGATAACGAAGGTACATAAGAAGGTGAAAAATGGAAACGTTTGAAGTTATTACTGTACTAGGGGGCTTGCTGATGGGGATTGGGCTAACCATTGGAAGCGTTGGGATTGCGTTTTATTTTTGGAGTAGAAAATGAGTAGAGATTTATCAACAGCAGAAACCAAACTATTTGTGTATCTGAAAAAGAAGTTTGGGTTAGAGAACAGCCAAGCGTTGGCAGACTTCCTTGGAGTCAGTCCCACTACGTTAAGTAAGATTCGGCATGGCGCTAAGCCATACACCGCTGAGTTTATTTTAATTGTCTACGACAAGACGGGTATGTCCATCGAAGAGATTCGTAAGATGACAAAGGGTTGATATGGCTAACACTCCTGAAAAGAAAGTTAAGGATAAGGTTCGTAAAGTATTAGCGGGTGTTAATGCGTATGTGGTTACCCCTGCTACTCATGGGTACGGTGTGTCCGGTGTGCCAGACATATTGGTGTGCTACCACGGCAGGTTCTTAGCTATCGAATGCAAGGCGGGGAACAACCATCCTACAGCGTTGCAGATACGAAACCTATCTCAGATTGCTTCTACAGGAGGCTACACCCTTGTTGTTAATGAAGACAACATAGACGATGTTGTGGATGTGCTGGCGCGTATAGATAGAGACCGAGGGTATGCCAAAGGCTAAGAACGTCAACACGCTAACTAGTCGCAAACTGGATATGGTGGACATACTGAAGAAGAGCTATGCGTTGTCAGTGCCAGACTTGTGCAAGCGTATGAAGTTAAGCCCACGCAGCATCAGAAGATATTTACAGGAGTTGGCGAAAGACAGGAAGGTATACAAGCATTACGTATTACCTAAACGCGGGGCAAAGAAACCAATTTACTACTACTCATTATCGAGGCGAACATGAACGCTATAGAAGCACTAATACAAAGAATGGATCAAGCACCAGAAGAGTTTGCAGAGGACGGATCGTGGAAGCATACTAGGTGGGCAGATATAACGGACATCATGATTGCTGAATCCAAGATGACCCCACGGGTGTTCACCCAAGAAGAAGTTGATGCGTATATGGATAAGTTCTGCGCTATAACCCGTAAGCAATTAGAAGAACACATATGTATAGAGCTACTAAATCCGTTGCGCTCTAATGATAAGGCACCGCAGCAGATGAATTTATTTCCAGCGCAGACTGCGTACCCGCCGGGTGGGGGTGGTAGTGGGCAGGTTAAGTTTTCGCATCAAGACTATAGGGTTACTGTTGGTGGTAGTGGTGGTGTGACTGTAGATAACTCTGCACTACGCGCAATGGTGGACGAACAAATACAGCAGCAGAAAGATTTGCAAAACCATATGGCACTACATCAAGCAGTATTCAAGCAACAAAGAGAGAAAGAACGTGAGGGAGTTATGCGAAGAATGCAGAACGCACTAAGAGATTTAGTAAAGCAAACACCATGAAAATAATCACAGTCGATTTTGAAACTTACTACGGTAAGACACTTGGATTCAAAACACATACAACCGAAGAGTACGTGCGTCACCCAGACTTTGAGGTGATAGGCGTAGGGATAAAGGAAGGTACAAATGAAACCGAATGGTTTAGCGGGGATCACGCTGCGTTACAGGCGCACTTTAAAAAATACGATTGGGAAGGATCATTCGTCCTCGCACACAACACCGCGTTTGATGGGGCAATACTCTCATGGCTTTTCGGGGTTACGCCGAAAGGTTGGTTGGATACTCTATCGATGGCACGTGCTATTCATGGAGTGGACGCGGGAGGTAGCCTTGCGGTGTTGGCTACTCGCTATGCGATTGGCAAGAAGGGTGAAGAAGTAGTCGCTGCGCTTGATAAGCGTAGGAAAGACTTTAGCCCAGAAGACTTAGCTAGGTATGGTGAGTATTGTAAGAACGACGTAGAGCTATGCTACGAGTTGTTTACTATTTTTATGCAGAGCTTTCCTGTAGCAGAACTAAAGGTTATAGACACTACGCTAAAGATGTTTGTAGAACCGATCCTTCAGTTGGATTTACCGTTGTTGGAGCAGCACCTAGAAGATGTTAAGGAGCGTAAGGAGAAGTTGCTAGAAGCCGCTGCCGCTCATATAGATGACTTGATGTCGAATGATAAGTTCGCTGCGTTACTGCAACAGCTAGGTGTAGACCCGCCTAAGAAGACTAGCGCCCGTACGGGTAAAGAAGCGTGGGCGTTTGCTAAGACTGACGAAGAGTTTAAAGCTTTAGCAGAGCACCCTGATCCAAGGGTACAAGCACTGGTCTCAGCTAGGTTGGGGAACAAAACCACGCTTGAAGAAACGCGAACGCAGCGGTTCATTGATATAGCTAAACGTGGAGCCATGCCGGTACCGTTGAAGTACTACGCCGCACATACTGGGCGTTGGGGTGGGGATGACAAGATCAACCTACAGAACTTACCAAGCCGTGGACAGAATGCGGGTAAGCTAAAGAAAGCGATACGTGCCCCCAAGGGTTACGTGATTATTGATGCTGACTCTGCACAGATCGAAGCGCGGACTCTGGCGTGGCTGGCTGAACAAAATGACTTAGTGGAGGCGTTTGCAAATGGGGAAGATGTCTATAAAAAGATGGCCGCTGCCATTTATTCCAAAGCGGAGAATGACATTACTAAAGAAGAGAGGTTTGTGGGTAAAACTACTATCCTTGGTTCCGGCTATGGCATGGGTGCACAGAAGTTTCAAGATCAGCTCAAGACGTTTGGTACGGAAATACCACTTGGGGAAGCACAACGAATCGTTTCGGTTTACCGCGAGACGTACCCAGCTATTCCGGCGTTATGGTCGGCTTCGAGCAAGGCGTTAGACCGTATCTTTGAGAACAAGCCGTACGCTCTGGGCAGGGTGGGAGCTATCATGGTAGATACCACGAACTTCGGATTCATACTACCGAACGGATTGCATTTACGGTATGATGGATTTGCTAAGATAAAGCAAGACAGTAGGGATCAGTACGTCTACAAGACTCGTCGTGGGGTGGTTAAGATATACGGCGGGAAGGTGGTAGAAAATCTTTGTCAGGCTTTAGCAAGGTGCGTCATAGCGGAACAGATGTTGAAGATCGGTAAGCGATATAAAGTCGTACTTACTGTGCATGATGCCGTGGCCTGTATTGCCAAGAAGGAAGAAGCCGAAGAAGCGCGAGCGTATGTGGAAACATGTATGCGGTGGACTCCGGCATGGGCAGAGGGCTTACCATTGAACTGCGAATCAGGAATGGCGGAGAGTTACGGTGACTGTTAAATACACATGGTCTTACAGCGGTATTAATTTGTTCAAGCAGTGCCCCCAGAAATACTATCGGCTGAAGATAGTAAAGGACATTGTAGAACCCCCGCAGGAGCACTTGCTATATGGCACTGCGGTACACCTAGCCGCTGAAGAATATGTGAGGGACGGCACCCCCATCCCAGCCAAGTACGGGTTTATTCAGGAGCAGTTGGATAAGCTGGTAGCAATAGAAGGCACTAAGTATTGCGAGTATGAGATGGGGTTGACCCGTGAGTTTGAGCCGTGTGGGTTTAACGATAAAGAAGCGTGGTGGCGTGGCATTGCGGACTTGATTATTATTAATGGGGACAGAGCATACCTTGTTGATTATAAAACAAGCAAGTCCGCAAAGTACGCGGATACTGGGCAGCTTCAGTTACTTTCGTTAGCATTATTTAAACACTTCCCCGAGGTTAAGAAGGTCAAGGCGGGGCTGTTGTTTATGGTGTCTAAGGAGTTTGTTAAGGCAGAGTATTCGGTCGAAGACACAAAAGGGTGGATACCGTGGTTGCAAGCGACACACAGATTAGAAACTGCTATGATTACCAATGTGTGGAACCCAAATCCAAACTTTACTTGCAAGAACTATTGCCCTGTTTTGGATTGTCTGCACAACGGTAAAAACGCATAACGCGGGGAACTACTATGCCCTATACGAAAAGTCCTAGACCATACAAGCACGAATACGAGATGGAAAAGAAGCGTAAGGAACATCCTGACCGGATGGAACGCCAACGTGCTCGCCGTGATTTGGACAAGAAGGGTGTAGATAAGAATGGTAATGGCAAGGCTGATATGCGTGAAGGTAAAGATGTTGCTCACGTAAAAGCGTTGTCGAAGGGTGGTAGTAACAAGAACGGTGTGCGCATTGAAAGCGCAGCAAAGAATCGTTCGTTTAAACGCAGTTCTTCTGGCGCATTAATTTCGGAGACGAGTAAGCGCGAAAAGAAGAAGTAACACGCATGACCATTGCTGGACGTGAAAACGTAAAGCGGACTAACCCAGAAGCGGGAAGCCACAGAACACTAGGTCGCTGTGGTAGCAAGACGGGGAAAATGCAGTGGTCAGCCGTGTTGGGAAAGCGGATGCTGGGGCGTACAGCTGAAGGTCGTTACGCTTAATAGAGTAACCTTATTACCGCCCAGTGCAGCGAGTACCAACAACCTTTTGGCTAAAGTGAAAACATCACTTTAGCCTGTTTTGCCTTGGGGAAAAAATTGAGAATCATAGAAGATAAGGCTTTGCTACTGAAAGTACGCGAGCCAAAACGCATCACAGAAGTTATACCTAAAAGCAAGATATTGGATTCTGGAGAAGTGCTAGTCAAATGGGGGCTGGAAGAAGCGCAGGTGTTAAAGAACCTACGCATTAAAAACGTGCCATCCCCTATCGTTGCGCACTACAACTGGCCCGGATTGTACAAACCGTTTGACCATCAAAAAGAAACCGCCGCATTCCTGACTCTTAATAGACGAGCGTTCTGCTTTAACGAGCAGGGTACAGGCAAGACGGGTAGCGTTATATGGGCAGCGGATTACCTGATGAAGCTAGGGATAATTAAACGTGTGCTTATTCTATGTCCGCTATCCATCATGCAGTCAGCGTGGCAAAACGATTTATTTAAATTTGCACTACATCGCACCTGTGCCGTAGCCCACAGCCATTCGAGAGACAAACGCATAAGTGCTGTGCAGAGTGATGCTGAGTTCGTTATATGCAACTACGATGGGTTGGGCATCATTAGAGATGCAGTAGAGCAAGAAGAGTTTGACCTTGTTGTTATTGATGAAGCTAACGCATACAAAACTGTTTCTACAAAACGTTGGAAGATATTGAACTCTGTAATTAAACCAAGCACATGGGTATGGATGTTGACAGGTACACCTGCATCGCAGTCACCTACAGATGCGTACGGCTTAGCTCGCATAGTGAACCCATCAGGAGTACCTAAGTTCTTCGGGTCGTTCCGCGACATGGTAATGCAGAAGATTACAACGTTTAAGTGGGTTCCTAAACCGAACTCTGAGGACACGGTGCATAAGGCGCTACAACCAGCAATACGTTTTACCAAGAAGGAATGTTTAGACCTACCCGACATAACGTACGTCACAAGACAGATTCCGCTTACCCAACAACAAAACAAGTATTACGAAATGCTGCGCAAGCACATGGTGGCAGTAGCAGCAGGGGAAGAGATCACGACAGTAAACGCAGCGGCGAACTTAAATAAACTACTACAGCTTTCATGTGGCGCGGTCTACTCGGATAGTGGAGAGACGATTGCCTTTGATGCATCTAATCGCATGGAAGCGTTGAAAGAAGTTATTGATGAAGCAAGCCATAAAGTTATTGTGTTTGTGCCCTACACACATAGCATCCACATAATCAACGAAGAGCTAAAAAAATCTGGTTACTCTTGTGCAATCATTAACGGAGAAGTATCAGCAGGGAAGCGCACGGATATATTTAATAAATTCCAAACAGAAGAAAACCCACGCGTGTTAATAATCCAACCACAAGCAGCATCGCATGGAGTAACGCTAACCGCTGCAAACGTAGTAGTCTACTGGTCGCCTGTGATGTCGGTAGAAACGTATCTACAATGTAACGCCCGTCCACATCGCGCAGGGCAACACAACCCCGTCACCATCGTGCATTTACAAGGATCACCTGTAGAGAAGCGTATGTACGCAATGTTGGAAGCGAAGATTGATATTCATTCACGCGTTATAGATTTATATAAAAATTTATTAGAAGAAGATTGACAGTGTATAATTATAGGTATAGAGTGAAGTTGTCGTACTACTTGGAGAAATTAAAATGGAAGAAACAAAAGCAATACCAACTGACAAGTTGGTGAAGACGTATATTAAGATACGTGACGCACGTAAAGAAATGGCTGACAAGTATGAGCGAGAAGATAACGAGCTTAAAGAGGCGCTAGAGTCTATTGAGCAAGAACTTCTTGAGGCATGCAAATCAATCGGTGCTGATAGTATACGCACCCCATACGGTACCTTGACCCGTTCAGTTAAGAAGCGGTACTGGACGAATGATTGGTTTTCGTTTCATGAGTTTGTGAAAGAGCACGAGGCATACGGAGCTATGAATCTACTGGAGAAGCGCATTGCGCAAACTAGTATGGCTACGTTCCTCGAAGATAACCCCGACTTGCATCCCCCGGGGCTTAATGTTGATAGCCGCTACACGGTTGTCGTTCGTCGTAAATAAGGAGAAGTAAATGAGTGAAATAACTTTGCTAAGTAAGAACCTTCCAGCACACCTCCGTGCTATGGAACTTGATGCTACAACTAAAGCTCTTATGGGCGGCGGTGGTGGTGACACGAAGCGTATCTCTATTGAGGGCGGCGTGTGGAAGATGATGGTCAACGGGAAAGAAGTTGCAAAGAACGAAGACCGCACAATGAATGTTGTGATCGTTGCCGCTGCTCCGAAGAAGTCACGTACGTTTTATGGTACGACGTATAAGAAAGGCGTAGTAACCCCTCCTGACTGCTGGTCGGCTGATAGTGAAATACCTGATGCTAAGGCAAAGAACCCACAGGCGAAGAAGTGCAATGATTGCCCACAGAACATCAAAGGTTCAGGCCAAGGTGATTCACGTGCATGTCGCTTCTCGCAGCGTTTGGCTGTAGTGTTAGAGAACGATATCAATGGAGATGTTTATCAGTTGACTCTACCGTCTACATCTATCTGGGGTGACGGCGCTAGTGGCAAATGGCCTCTGACAACATACGCCAAAATGGTTGCAGGTAAAGGCATTCCTATTTCATCAGTCGTTACTGAAATGCGTTTCGATACTGATAGTGCTACACCTAAGATCACATTTAAGGCCGTGCGCTATCTGGAGACTGAAGAGTTTGAACAAGCTCTTGAGCAAGGTAAGACCGATGCTGCAACTCGCGCTATCACTATGACAGTCGCTCAAGTGGATGGTGTGAAGGACACAGTAGTAGAAGAAGCCGATGAAGAGGAAGCCGCTCCCGTAGCAGCCGAGCCTGTTAAACGCGCAAGCAAGAAAGACGAAGCACCTGCCGCTAAGAAGGATGTAAGTAAAATCTTAGAAGAGTGGGACAATGAGTAATGGCTACTCATTTCGATTTGCTAAGACTGTAAATTCTGCTGACACATCAAAACTAGGCGTAGTACTTGGCAACCTTTGCATAGAAAAAGATATACCGGCTATTGACGTAGCGGAGTATTTTGGCGTTACCCGCGCCACTATCTACAATTGGTTTAAGGGCGTTACAAACGTTCCTGCATCACACCAAGAAGCGGTAGCAAAGGTTGTTAAGGACTTGTTGAAGCGGAAATCTTAGTACGTACGGGTTAAGGAGGCTAGGGAGCGCACCCGAAAAGGGTAGTTCGCCGTCACTATCCCTGCCTACCTTATTTTAAAAAGACGGTGAATCACGAGGCGGCTATGCTATCGAGGACGGACTTTCTTTCTCTAGTTTTACCTCCCACAGGAAACTACTGT